TCAAGGTCTTTACTATTAGTAATTGGTTTTAACTCTAATTCTAATAATTTTTTTCTATATTCTTTTAAAGTCATATTGTCCTCTCTGCTTGCTCGCTTGCCGCTTGTCGCTTGCCGCTTGTGCATTTCAAGTGAGGGGAAATGCACAAAAACCTAGAATTCATTTTTAAGGCTTGAATTCCAAACTTACCTATTCGCACAAAATTAAACATCTTGCACAAATCCTGTTTGATCTTTTAACGCTCTACCTTTAGCGTATAGACCTATAATAACATTTTTAGGGTCATTAAATCTTA